ACATCTGATAACATTTTAAAATTATCTAAATACGAAATTATGTTTTCTTTTAAAATCATTGGTAATCTATCGGTCTGTTGTATATTAATTGAGTTTGGATTACCAACTAATTGTTTTCTATTATTATAACCTAAAATATATAAATTAATTGTTGGAAAATCTTGGTCTGGTAAAATATTTGCACCTCCATTAAAAATTATTGACCTTAAATCAGTAATTTGTTGCTCAAGTGAATTACGACTAGGATTATTTAAAGAACGATTGAAAATTGCAATTAAATCATTATAAAAATCTATATCATACACAACAATAT